CTTTTATGATAACACTCCATTTCAACGAAGCCTGGAACATGATCGCCCAGAGCAAAGCATTATCCAAACATATCCGGAAGCGGAAATCAGATCTTTACTTTGATCCCAATTTTTCATTTATCAAAGCGCTGTCCAGTAATCGCAATGGGCTTGACGGTCTTAATTCACACTGTGTGATTATAGATGAGCTGGCAGCCATTAAAAACCGGGATCTCTATGATTTGATGAGACAATCAATGTCTTCCCGGGATCAGCCGCTTTTGACCTGTATCTCGACCAATGGTTTTGTCCGGGAGTGCATCTTTGACAGCCAGTATGAGTATGCCTGTAAGGTGCTGGATGGCAAGGTGGTTGATGAAACGTTCCTGCCATTCATCTATGAGCTGGATGACCGGGACGAATGGGATAAAGAAGAATGCTGGCCCAAAGCAAACCCGGGGCTTGGTGTTATCAAGAAAACCGAAGTCCTCCGTGGTTTTGTGAATAAAGCAAAAGAAGATCCGGCCTTTAAAGCCACGGTCATGGTAAAAGATTTCTGTGCCACCGAAAATGCAGCCACCGCATGGCTACGCTGGGAAGAACTTTACAACCCCGAAAAATTCGAGGTTAAGGAGATGGGTTTTCGCTATGGCATTGGCAGTTTTGATTTAGCCGAGACAACAGACCTTGCAGCCGCAAAAGTGGCCTGCAAAAGAAGGGATGATGGCAAAGACTATTATTTATCCATGTACTGGCTACCGGAAGAAAATTTGAATAATAAGGAGCTGCTGGATCAGGTACCTTACCTGTTATGGGAAAAGCAGGGATTACTCAGGGTATGCCCGGGAAACCGGATTAACCCGTATCATCTTTTGGAGTGGTTCATCGAGGTTCAGGAGGAATATGATATTTATATCCCATGGATTGGGTATGATCCATGGCATGTTGATGCCAGTTTGCTGCAGGCATTCCAGAATTATTTTGGCAAGCAGTCGATGATTCCGGTGCGTCAAGGCGTTCATACCTTATCCATGCCGATGAAGGAGCTTAAGGCCGAACTGATTGCCAAGCAATCGGTTTATAATGACCATCCCATTGATAAATGGTGCCTAAAAAATCTTGAGGTAAAGGTAGATATTAACGGCAATATCCAACCGGTAAAGGGTGTGTCCCAGACACAGAAAATCGATGGCGCGGTGGCCATGATTATTGTCAAGGTGATCCTTCGGGATAAAATGGCAGAATATTTAAATATGATTTAGGAAGAGGTGGTTGAGTGTTTGAAAAAGTAAAACAATTTTTTAATAAAAGCCCGACAGTGACTACATTTGAAATGATCACCGAGCGGGGCAATGGTTTCTTTGCCTGGAATGGAAATCTTTATCATTCAGATCTGGTGCGTTCGTGCATCCGGCCAAAGGTAAAAGCCATTGGGAAGTTGACCGCCAAGCACGTCCGGCAAACCGGATCGGATTTTAAGGTTAACCCTGATGTTTATATGCGCTTCCTACTGGAAGAACCAAATCCTTACATGACCGGTCAGATGCTTCAGGAAAAGCTGGCTACTCAGCTGCAGCTTAACAATAATGCTTTTGCGTATATTGCCAGAGATGCCAATGAAATGCCAGTAGCCATTTATCCCATACCGGTGACAACGGTGGAGGCGGTTTATAATTCCTCCGGAGATTTGTTTTTAAGGTGCTACTTGCTGAACGGCAAACTGGTCACCTTCCCTTATGTGGATGTGATCCACCTGAGACAGGATTTCAATACCAATGATATTTTTGGGGAAAGTCCCCAGCAGGCATTGGCTCCATTGATGGAAATTGTAAACACGACCGATCAAGGGATTATCAAGGCGATTAAAAACAGTGCGGTTATAAAGTGGCTGCTTAAATTCAATACAACCTTAAGGGTTGAAGATATCAAAAAAGAAACTGATAATTTCACGAAGACCTTTTTAAGTATCGGAAACTCTGGTGGAGCTGCAGCAACTGATTCAAAGATGGATGCTGTTCAGGTCACCCCACATGATTATGTTCCCAATGCGCTACAGATGGATAAAACCACTCAGCGTATTTTTTCATTTTTTGGTACCAATGAAAAGATTATCCAAAGCCGGTACAACGAGGATGAATGGAACGCTTACTATGAAGCAGAGATTGAGCCCTTTGCCCTGCAGATTTCCGGAGAATATACAAGAAAACTGTTCAGCCGAAAGCAGCGGGGTTTTGGAAATTCGATTATGTTTGAGTCATCAAATCTGCAGTATGCCAGCATGAGCACCAAACTGGCATTATATCAGGCTGTGGATCGTGGTTCCATGGTACCAAACGAATGGCGTAAAATTTTAGGAAATCTGACCCCGTTACCCGGTGGTGATGAACCTATCCGGCGACTGGATACCCAGCCGGTGAAAGAATACACAAAAGCTGAGAATGGAGGTGAGTAAATGCCTGTTGAAATTGAAGTAAGAGGGACAATTGTCCCAGATGGTGATAAGTGGATCTATGATTATTTTGAACAGCCCTGCACCACAGCAGCGGATATCCGAAATAAGATCCGGTCGGCTAACGGTGATGTGCTGGAAGTTTCGGTGAATAGTCCTGGTGGCGATATCTTTGTTGCTTCGGAGATTTACACCGCATTGAAAAATTATAACAATGTCAAAATCAAGGTGACGGGTTTGGCGGCCAGTGCTGCCAGCGTGATCGCCATGGCCGGTTATTGTGAAATGAGCCCGACCGCCCAGATGATGATCCATAATGTGTGGACGTGTCAGAGTGGGGATTACCGGGATATGGATTCGGCTTCTGAGAGCTTGAAGAAAGCCAATCGCTCCATTGCCAACGCCTATTGTGTAAAATCTGGCATGGCCATGGCTGCAGCTTTAAAAATGATGGATGATACCACATGGATGACTGCCCAGGATGCTAAAGCGTTGGGGCTTGTAGATAAGGTGCTGTTTGAGGTTGATGATGAAGAGGGATTCTATCAGAATCAATTATTTAACAGCGTCCTGAAAGAAAATGCCAAGGCCATGTATGCAGCAATCCCCCGGTTAAGCCCTGGTGTGATTGCAAAAATGCGGGAGTCCCGGGAGAATGCTCCGGAGAAGAATGAAAATTTAGAAAATAAACTAAAAGCCCTTGTTGATCAGGATCTTGAGTCGGCAAAGGCTTATTTAAATTATTTAAAACTGAAAGGTAATGTGAAAAATGACTAAAGAACAGTATTTGAAAATGAGAAACGAATTGTTGGCAGATGTGGATGGATTGATTAACGGCGGTGACGTGGAAAATGCCAATGCGAAAATGGCAGAGGTAACAGATCTGGATAACAAGTTTGAAGCAGAGCGAACCGCTCAGGCGAATGCTGCAGCACTACGAGGGGCACCAGTGGTGAATTTATCAGCTGCATCGTCACCATTAATGGATGGTCCAGAGCCCCTTCCTGTTTTCGCATCATTTGGCCGAGTAAACACTGAAGCGGAGCTGCATGAACGAGCCTTTTACAATTTTCTGGTAAATAAACCATCTACCCAGGAAGAAAAGGCAGTGTTTGATCAAATCAATACGGATTATCGGAATGCTGTGCAAACTGCTACCGATCATCAGGTGGTGATTCCAGAAACCGTAACCGCCAAAATCTGGCAGGAAATTGCAGATGCTCACCCAGTATTGCAGGATATTTTTAAAACCTTTGTCCCCGGGGATCTTACGCTGATTAAAGATGATGATAGCATTACGGATGCTGAATGGATTGATGAAGCAACCTCGGCAGAGGGGGATGATGTTGGTTTTGGAACGGTTGAGTTGACGGGTTGCGAACTTCCGAAAGCCGTTGATGTATCATGGAAAATTAAGAAGATGGCCATGGGTGACTTCCTCAATTACATTGCCAGAAAAATTGCTGAAAAAATGGGGAATGCCATTGCCAAATCTGTATTCACAGGAAAAGGAAAACCGGGTGAAGGCGATACCTTTAAAGCTCAGCCTAAAGGTGTTGTAACAGCTCTGAATGCAGAAGCAGGAACACCACAGGTTATTACCTTTGCGACGGCTGATCCCCTGACCTATAAAAAGATTACATCGGCTTTGGCAAAAATTAAAAGTGGTTATCTGGGAAGTGGTGCAGCCATTTATGCTGACAATGCCACGATCTGGAATGAGCTGGCCAACGTTTTAAACGAAATGGGGAATCCTTATTTTGTTCCCGATCCTACTGGTGCCGGTGTTGGCCGTATGTTTGGATTACCGGTAAAAGAAGAAGCGGCAGCTGAAGGGAATATTCTTATTGGTAATTATGGCCGAGGTTATGCCATGAACGTCAATCAGGATATTACCTTATATCAGGAAGATCATATCAAGGCCAGAACAACCACCTACATGAGCTATTCCATTATTGATGGTGATGTGGTGACAAACAAGGCGTTTGCGCTTATCAAAAAGGTATAGAAGGGTATAGGGGGCAATGCCCCCTTTTAATGGGTGAATAACATGATTGAATCAATCAGGAATGCCTTGAGAATAAAGAATACTGTTTTCGATGAGGAAATAACCGATTTGATGAATGCCTGTAAGCTTGATCTTTCTATATCGGGCATCAAGGTCATTGATGACGCCGATCCGCTGATTAAGCAGGCGGTTAAGACCTATGTTAAAGCAAATTTTGGGCTGGATAATAAAGACGGTGAGAAGTATATGGAAAGTTATGAAGCCATCAAGCGGCATCTGGCTTTATGTGGTGATTATAATGTGGAGCCGGTAGTTATACCGGAAGAGGGTGTGTAAATGTGGACAAGTATCTGTTATTTGGGAATCGAAGATGAAGCAGAAAATGCCATCGGTGATAAGTATGAAGTAGTTTCCTTTGATGATTATGTTTTCTGTGATCAGAAATCCATTCGGATGGCTGAGTTTTATCAGGCTACCACTACCGATTATAAACCATCAATCACCCTAACTTTAAAACAGGCAGATTATGCAGGCCAGCGGTATATCCGGTTTGAGGATGAGGTTTATACCATGATCCGGACCTATGCTGTTGGCAGTGAGGATATCGAAGTGGTTCTGGAAAGGGGGATTAAACATGGGGATGCCGCCATCAGTGACGAAAGTGTTTGTTAAGGAAGGGAAAACAACGATTCAGTACACTTCAAATGTGGACAGGGTGAAGTATACCCTGTCTGAATTAACCCGGGCAGCGCTCCGGGATGTTGGCAAGTACCTGACTAAAGAATTTCGCCTGGCTTATTATGGCAACTTCAAAAAACGCCGGGGCAAGGTTGGAAAGTTTACCCAGTATTGGGTAAGGAAAATAGATTGTGATCTTCAGGTGGGTTTGAAACCTAATGCTTTCTATGGTGGATTCCAGGAAAAAGGATCTTCAAAGACTCCGGCGCTGGGTTTGCTGACCAAAGTGACCCAGGACAATATTGCCAAAATCGTTGAGATTGAGTCTCAATATCTAAGCTCATTGGAGTCGGAAGCTGCTGCATTGGCAAAAATCAATGAAGAGGAATATGAAGGTGGCTCAGATGGCGAGTAAAACGGTTCTGTTAATGAAAGAGATTAAAAAAATCATCCAAAACGTCCATATGGGCGTTTTTTATACGGGGACGACCAAAACCACTCCTTACCCTTATATAACCTTTCAAATAAGCGATATCGGGGCCAGTAAAAAACTGGAATTGGACTATTGGTCGGATAATCCGGATATCATCGAACAGGAAACATTAGCGGATAATGTGGGCGAATTTTTGAATAAATATACGCTCACAAACGAAAATCACAGCATTACAATTTATAAAAATGACGACCGGCAACGGTTGGACGAAACAATTATTAAGCGGATCAATGAATCTTATCTGATCCGCTATTTTGGAAAGGAAGAATAAAAAATGGCAAAAGGAAAAGTACGAACAGGCTATAACCAGAAAACGATGGAGCATCTCCATACTGGTGCTGGTGCCTTTTTCAAAGATTTTATTGTTGGCACAGATACCTATGAAGCTGCCAGAACAGGCGGGAAGCTTTTAGGTGCCACCCAGGGCGGTGGAGAATTTAAAGCAGCTGCAGAAATCAGAAATATTGAAATTGACGGGCTTCCCGGAAAAGGGAAAGGAACTGAAATCATCGATTATATTGATGTGTCGATGGCCATGAATTTTATCGAAACAACGCCTGAAATTTTGGCCATGGCTCTTGGAGCGGCTGATATTGATACCACAACCAACGGCACTTATGACATTATCACTGGGCGAAATGCCTTTGAGGATGCGGATTATATCGGCAACATTACCTACATTGGTACCATCACCGGGAGTGAGGAACCGATCATTATCCAAATCTTTAATGCATTGTCCACCGATGGTCTTAACATCAAGGTGGAGGATAAAAAAGAAGGGGTTATTCCGGTTACTGTTTATGGCCATTACGAGGATACCGGTGAAGGCACCCTGGATGCGCCGCCTTATCGAATCTATTATCCAAAAGGATCTAATGCTGCCACACCAGTTGCCAGTGTGAAGGGTGGAACCTACGCAACCAGCCAGACTGTCAGCTTAAGCTGCGCGACTGTTGGAGCGACCATTTATTACACCACCAACGGTTTTGAGCCAACGGCAGATGATACAGTTTACTCCACTGAAATTACTGTAGCGGCCGATATGATTTTAAAAGCAAAAGCAATTAAAACTGGCATGGCAGACAGTGCGACCATGACCGAAACTTATAGAATTGGAGAATAATTAAATGATTGAAAATGTACGAAAACTAAATACGGCGGATTTATTTGAGTTTATGCGGATGGTGAAGCGAACCGGGGTTAAGGATGAGCTTAAAAAGGTTGCAAAGAGTATGCCGAAAAAAGAGAAAAAGCCACAATTGAAAGTTGTTGAAGAAAGTGATGATAATTCTCCTGAACTTATTGTCAAAGAAGCGCCATCCCAGGCAGAGGTTGGCATTGATCTGGCTTTTTCAGTGATGGAGATTTTTGCTAACAAGAAAGCTGAAGAGGAAATCTATGCTTTCATTGCCCGCCCCTTCCAATGCGCCCCGGAAGAAGTGGCCGAAAATGATCTGATGGATACGATTGAAAAACTGAAAGATGTGGCCGATGCTCAGAAGTGGGCGTCTTTTTTCAAGTCAGCAACTCAGTAGATGTTACTGACATCGAGGAGTTGCTCCTAAGACGATATAACAACATCGACTATATTTTAAACATGGATATTGATAGCGGTCTAGCATTTATTAGCAAAGCCTTTGAAAAAGAAGAGGATGCAAAATTGTGGGATCGCTATTTAGTTGATTACCGTAACATGGGGCCAGAGAACTTTATCACCTTTGAAGCTTATAAAGATCTTGCCAAAATCGAAAGCGCTCAGCCGAGAGCGGCACCAAAAACGAAGCAGGAAACCATCAACGAAATTAATGAAAAGGTTGAAAAGATCATCAATCTAACCCTGAAAGGGGGTGATGATCATGGCGTTTGAGATCTTTAAACTGTTTGGTTCGATTTTTGTTGATACCAGCGAAGCCAATAACGAGATGGATCGGGCTGGAAATAATGCTGAGATCTTAGGTAAAAAGTTTGGCGCCGTGGCAAAGACTGCTGATAATATCAGCGATGGGCTTAAGGGGCTTGGAAAGGGATTTTCTACTTATGTAACAGCTCCATTGACTGCAATCGGTACGGGTGCTGTCTTGGCCTTTAATGCGGTTGATGATGGCATGGATGTAATGTTAAAAGCTACTGGTGCCACCGGAGACGCTGCTAATGGCTTGGAGAAGATTTTCAAAAATGTTTCAGGGTCTGTCATCGGCAGTTTTGACGATGTTGGGGGAGCGATCGGAGAGGTTAACACACGCTTTGGAGTAACAGGCGATGGCCTGGAAACTATGAGTAGGGATTTTCTCAAGTTTGCTGAGATCACCGGGGTAGATGCTACCCAGGGTGTAGCATTGGTATCCCGAGCAATGAGCGATGCAGGCATTGATACTAAGGACTATAAAAAAGTCCTTGATCAACTATCTGCAGCGAGCCAGGCTTCGGGCATATCGGTTGAAGCATTAACAGAAAATCTCACAAAATATGGTGCCCCGATGAGAGCTCTGGGCTTTGATACTCAGGAAAGCATTGCTATCTTTGCCGGCTGGGAAAAGGCTGGTGTTAACACCGAGATCGCATTCAGTGGTATGAAAAAAGCCATTTCCAATTGGGCAGCAGCGGGTAAGGATCCCCGGGAAGAATTTAAAAAGACCCTGAAAGCCATCGAAGAAACGCCGGATATTGCCAGCGCAACGACCATGGCCATTGAGATCTTTGGTCAGAAAGCGGGGCCTGATCTAGCGGATGCCATCAAAGGGGGACGTTTTTCCTATGAAGAGTTTTTAGCGGTTGTTGAAAATTCTGAGGGAACCTTAGACGGAACCTATGATGAGTTATTAGACGGTGGCGCACGATTTGAAATGTCTATGCAGAATGTTCAGGAATCGATGGCTGGGCTTGGTGAAGCCATTATGGATGTGTTGGCTCCGATGATGGAGACCGCAGCAGAAAAAATACAAGTTGTAGCTGATTGGTTTGACAGTTTAGATGAGGGACAGCAGGAGTTTATTGTAAAAATCGGATTGGTGGCAGCAGCCATTGGACCGGTTTTGTTAATTTTAGGTGGTTTTGCCGGGGTGGTGTCCAACATTGCCGGGTTATTCGCCACCGGAGGTATGTTTAATGGAGCCTTGGGTGCAGCATCGGCAGCCTTTGGGGTAAACGCCGGTGCAGCCGGCGGTATGAGTGCTTCCCTGGCAGCACTAGCGGGACCGGTGGCCATTGTAGTGGCTGCCATTGCTGGGTTCGTTGCTATACTGGTAGGCGCTTGGCAAAATTCAGAGACGTTTAGAGAATCTGCAGAAATGGCATTCAATTCCGTGAGAGTACATGCATCTGAAGCATTTAGCCGTATTGCCGAGGCATTAGCTCCAGCCAAAGAGGCATTTCAAGACTTTGTTGATGGAATTGGCCCGGTGCTTGGACAGATCGGTGATTTCATTGGGAATCAGATATTACCTATTGTAACACGCTTCATCAATGGATTCATTGATGGGTTTGCCAATATCATCGTGGCGATTGCACCATTTATCACAGCCATCGGTAATCTACTCAGTTTTATCAGTAACTTTGTTGGCATGGTCTTTGCCCTGCTAAACGGCGACTGGGCTGCAGCTTGGGAATTTGCCAAGGCCATGGGTCAAAATGCGGTTGATTTCCTGGCTAATGTTTTTCAGGGGCTTTACAACTGGGTGAGCCTGATATTCCAGAGCATTCTGGATTTTATAAAAGGAATCTGGGACGGCATTGTTCAGCGCACAACCGATACCTGGAATGGGATCACGACATTTTTACAGAATACCTGGAAAACAATCTATGACAACACCATCGGGAAGATAACCGAGCTAGCAAAAGGCGTTGCCACCAAATGGGAAGAAACTAAAAGTGATACCCAAACAAAGTGGGCAAATATTCGTGACGATCTGGCCAATAAGGTTGGTGAGATTTATTCAAAGGTTACCAGTAAAATAAAAGAAACTGCTGATGATGTGGCGGCCAAATGGCAAGCCAGCAAAGATGATTCCCAAACAAAGTGGGCTAATATCCGGGATGATCTGGCCAACAAGGTTGGTGAGATTTATTCAAAGGTTACCAGTAAAATAAAAGAAACTGCTGATGATGTGGCAGCCAAATGGCAAACCAGCAAAGATGATACACAGATAAAGTGGGCAGCCATAAGGGATGATCTAGCGCAAAAAGCGCGCGAAATTTTCCAAAATGTCACGGATAAGGTGAGGGAAATAGTCGAAGACTTGCCTGGGAAATGGCAGGAAATAAAAGAAACTGCTGGTACTAAATGGCAGGAAGTCAAAGAAAATATTATTTCTAAAATTCAAAGTTTACCAACTGACCTAAAAAATATTGCAATCGATATGTTAAATCAAATGGTTGCGGGAATTCAGGAAACCGCTGGAAATGTCTACGGAGCGGTGACCAGCCTTGTTAACGATGTTATTACAAAGTTTAAAGAAGGCTTCGGGATCCACTCACCCGCCCGAGTTATGCTTGAAATTGGAAAGTATATCGTCCAAGGTCTAATTAATGGCCTGAATGGGGACAACCTCATGGCATTTGTCGACAACATGGTCGAGGACATCAAATCCGCATTTGCTAATGGAAATTTCAATTTAAAGGCTGCTATTGATTTTATCGGTAGTGGTGCTGCTGAATTCTTTAAATCCATCGGAATCGGTGGCGCTGACTTTGGGAGCCTTGTTGCTCCAGTCAGTGGCGGAATCACATCATGGTTTGGTTACCGCGATGATGTGGAAGGGGTTGGGAGTTCATATCATCAAGGTATTGATATCGGAGCAGCAGAAGGAACGCCAATTGGAGCAGCCGGAGCCGGGACAGTTACGCAAGCTGGATGGAATGGCGGGTATGGATATTCCGTAACGCTTGACCACGGGAACGGACTAGAAACCCTATATGGTCATATGTCAGAAGTATTAGTAGCAGTAGGCGACGTGGTATCTCAGTTACAGACAATCGGTCTTGTTGGTTCGACCGGAAACAGCACCGGCCCACATCTCCATTTCTCAGTAATTAAAGATGGCGAACAAGTAGACCCAGCCAGTATCTTCGGTTACGCTTCAGGAACAAATTATGCTACTGCAGGTTTACACTGGGTTGGCGAAAAAGGACCAGAGCTGGTTAATTTTAAAGGGGGCGAATCGGTTTATGATGCTGAAACAAGCGAGTTGCTTGCAAAAGGCAATGTAATTATGGAGGTCACCATTAACAGCCCAACACCACTATCGCCAGCCAAAACAGCGAAGCTGTTAAAGCGGTCAGTACAAGAATTACTTATGAATTAGGAGGCTGGAATGCGAAAAATAAAATATATCAATTCCTTAGGGGAAGAGTTGCTATTTGGCAATTCAGCCCCTTTTATTTTGCAGAAGTTTGAAGAAAGTCAGGGTGTCAATAATTATAATTTTAAAGGTGTTGGTCAAGATGGGGAAACCTATCTTGGCACGACCCTGGATCCCAAGGATGTAAACCTCACGGTAGCGATTATCGCAAAGACATCAGCTTTATATAACCAGTATAAAGAAAAGCTCTACCGGGTATTTAATCCAAAACTTGGCCAGGGTTATCTGGTCTATAACGATTATCTCAAAGAACGAAAAATAAAATGCATCCCGGAGAAGATCCCATTTTTAAAGGATGCGATTAAGTCCGGCACTGGTCTTATCAACCTAACGGCATATGAGCCGTTTTGGAAGGATCCGCAGGAAAGTCGGGACGAAATTGCCCTGTGGGTGGGAGACTTTGAGTTTGAATTGGAGATCCCGGAGGACACGGGCATTGACATCGGCCATCGGGAGCCGAGTTTGATTGTAAACTGCATTAATGATGGCGATGTCGAAACTGGCATCCGCATTGAATTTAAGGCTTTGGCCACTCTCACAAACCCGTCACTTTTTAACGTCAACACCAGGGAATTTATTAAAATTAAGAAAACCATGGCAGCCGGGGAAGTGGTTTCAATATCCACCTACTTTGGGGATAAGCGGATCATCAGCAAGTTGAATGGCGTGGAAACCAATGCGTTTGACACTATCGATGAGGATTCAACCTTCCTGCAGCTAGATAAAGGCGATAACTTATTTCGCTATGATGCCGACTCAGGATTAGACAATTTGGAAGTGACAATTTACCATTACAACAATTATCTGGGGGTGTAGTGTGGATCTGTATATTTACAATAAAGCACTAGCTCTGCAGAACGTTATGGATAACTATGGATCGCTGAGATGGGTTAGACGTTATACCGAGTGTGGCGAATTTGAGCTGCATTGCCCGTTTACGGTTAAAAATCTTTTGCTTTTATCTCAGGATAACCTCATCCGGAAAAAGGACAGTGATGAGATTGGTTTTATTGAGTATCGAAATATCAAGAAAGATGAGACCGATAAAGAGAATCTGATTGTTAAAGGTAAGCTGGGCGAGGGTTATCTTAACCGGCGTATTGTATGGGGAAGAGAGATATTAAATACTACCTATGAGCAGGCCATGCGGACGCTGGTGGATAAGAATTGCATCAACCCAACCGATGCGAACCGGATCATTAATACTTTGATGCTGGGCGATGTTGGCGGTTTTGTCGGGAATGTTAATTTCCAGGTCTCTTACCAGAACCTGCTTAAAGTGGTTGAGTCCCTATGCCTGGAAGCCGAACTGGGTAACCGAGTTCGTTTTGACAAGGACTTAAAGAAATTAAAATTTGAAATATTTCAGGGACTTGATCGGACGTCAAGCCAGACAATTAATCCCCAATGTATTTTCAGCAAAGAATTTGACAATATTTTGGATCAGGAATATACCGATAGCATTATGGATTATCGCAATGTTGCGTTAGTTGGAGGCATTGGTGAAGACGCTGATCGGCGACTTGTGACGGTTGGAAGTGGTTCGGGGCTGGAACGGTTTGAAGCATTCAATGATCAAAAAGGCTTGTCCAATATGGTGGATAACGTGGCAATGACTGAGGCTGAATATTCGGCACTGTTAAGCAGCAAGGGTAATGAAACGCTGGCCGAAACAAAGAAGGTTCAGACCTTTGAGAATGGCATCAATTTGAATTCAAACTTGCGGTACAAAACCGATTTCGACCTTGGAGATATTGTGACGTGTCTGTCCAGAAAATGGGGAATTGCCATTGACAGTCGGATCAATGAGATAGAAGAAGTCTATGAGGAATCTGGCATGGAAGTTAATATTGTCTTTGGGAAAGAAATGCCCAGGACAATTGCACAAAAAATAAAACTATTATGAAAGGGGTGATTTGATGGCAGAAATTAGTGGGTTTCATAATTCCGTGAATGGGGATCGGAAAGTAAAAGCTGATTTCTTTGCACGATTTTTCGGCAGCTTGATTGGTAATGGTGTTTTCCCAAACCCGAGTACCAGCTTACAGGTAATTGCTAATGGTGATATGACGGTCACGGTTAAGGCCGGAAAAGGCTGGGTCAATGGCGTGTTTTATGAGAATACGGCTGATAAGATCGTTAATCTTGATGTGGCCGATGGTGTTTTAAAGCGGATTGACCGAATCGTTGTAAGTGACATAACTTTAGAGCGTGATACCTATATTAAAGTAAAAAAAGGAACGTTTGCAAGTACTCCAGTAGCTCCGGCATTGCAGCGGGATGCCGATGCTCATGAGTTGGGGTTAGCGGATATCTACATTGTAAATGGTGCGGTGAGTATTTCGCAGGCGAATATAACCGACTTGAGGTTAAATTCGGCATATTGCGGGATTGTGCATGGTGTTGTGGATCAGGTAGATACGACAACACTTTTTAATCAGTATCAAGTGTGGATCGCAGAAAAGCAAACCCAGTTTAACGCAAGTTTGATTGAATACGCTGCTGAGAAACAGATTGAAATTGATCAGACTGAGGATAGCCTGCTTGCTGATTGGAATGCGTGGTTTTCGACAATTCAAAACGCCTTGAGTGGTGATACAGCGGGAAATTTATTGAATATGATAAATAACAATGCAGATGATATTGTAGAACTTATTACAGTAATCGAACAGAATACGAGTTCTGTTTTAAATAATATGCGAAAAATACGAATGGGGGGAATGTGATGACTATTGGAGATGTAATCCCTAAAAAATTATTTCAGGGATATTTGAGTACAACGATAACAGCTCTTTATACAGCACCACCTAACATAATGACGCAGATTGTTGACATTCATATTGTGAATCAGAATTCGACAACTGACCGAAAAATAAGTATCTATGCCCACGGGACTGCAAGTGGGAATCAAATTAATCGAAACATAACTGTGCTAAAAGATGTTGGCATTTGTGTTGCGGACAATAAAATAATCTTAAATTCGGGCGAGGTTCTTGCAATGACTCAGGATATTGGCACAGATGTTTTGGTGACGATCTACGGGTGTGAGGAGGTTGTCTTATGAGTCGCTTAGTTAGTTATCAATCTGAAATATCAAAGGGAAGAAAAAGCAAAGTCTGGAAAACTCCGGGATCTTATACCTGGATCGTCCCAGAAGGAGTTACAGAGGTATATATAACAGGAACAGGAGCTGGAGGTTCAGGTACTTATTGGACAAATAATGGAAATACATTTAATGTTGGTAACGCAGGCGGGGTAACGAGTTTTGGAAGTTTAATTTCACTATCTGGTGGATCTGGAGGTTTGAATAGTTTAGGAGGGGCAGGAGGAGGCGCTGGTTCAAATGGCGGAAAGGGCACAACAGCCTACGGAGGTTCCGGATTTTCTAATGGAGGTATTTTAGAACAAAATGGTGCTATAGGAGCAGGAGGAGGAGCTTCAGCAACTACACAAGGAGGCGGCGGTGGTGCAGGTGATTACATTTATGATATGCCTGTTACTGTATCACCTGGAGCATCGATAACAGTAACAATCGGAGCAGGTGGAGCTCGTGGCGGATATGCACCTTCTAGTTATTCAGGAAAAGGTGGCGACGGGATGTTGATCGTTGAATGGAACGAATAGGGTGAAAATATGAAATTTGCACAGATTCTAAATAAAAAAGCACATTGGATTTTTGATGCGGAAGAAAAGCCGCAGTTTGCCCCGGATATAATTTTAATTGACATTACTGGTGATAAGTATGTAAAAGAAGGATGGGATTATGATGCAGAAAAAGACATATTTATTGAACCACCAGAAGCAGTAGTGCCAGCGCAGGAACCATCTATGGAAGAATATTTAATTGATCTGGATTTCAGATTATCCAACATCGAATTAGGATTATATAGGTAATTGCGAAATGAAA